TCAAACCTGCTCGTCTTTTTTGCACTTATCAGCTAAGGACATAATATAATTTTTGATTGCATCTTTGCTAGCACGATCCAGCTTCCAGTATTCAATGATAGCATTCATTGCAAACGTATCATTATCATTAGATATCTCAGTGGCGGCGGCAAAATATTCATCTTCTTCAGGAAGAACAATAAACATCTCACCTTCTCCATTACGTAGCCATTCTGGATTAACATTAAATTCTCTACAGATTAAAGAAAAAATAGAATCAATAGGTTCGTTACGCCCTATTTCATATTGAGCTATAGTATTACGTTTTACCCCTATTCGTTCAGCAAATTCTTGTTGTGTCATATCAAGTGTTTTACGTAAATGTTTAATACGCTCGTTCATTAGATCAGCTCCTCTCTATTACTGACTATAACACTTAAAAGTCACTGCGTCAATAATAAAGTCACGATAACAACAAAAAAGCACTTGACAAAGTATTCAATGTGACTTATTATAGTCTCGTAGACAACAAACAAGAAAGGAGATGATACTATGGCAGAAAACAAAAAGTACATATACCTGACCGAAGAGGACTTAAAAGAGGGCAGAGAATTAGCGGAACTGATGAGTGTATTGGGAAAGGAAGAAAAGATGCAAGCAACAATATACATCAGGGCACTAGTAGACAGAAATATGTTAGAGAAAGTTTCTGCGTAATAAAATAGTGCAGCAGGGGGAGGTGATAGAGTGGAAGAGATAATCTCAGAGGTTTCAGTGGACACAGAGGTATTTGAAAAAGCAGATGCATTTATTTATCTATTAACAAAGGCCGTAGTTGAAGCTATGGAAAAAGGTGAGTTTCGGTTAGAACTGGAGTATAAACCGAAACTCAGCAAAAGTAAGATTAAAATTTTCAGACCTGATTAGTAGAAACTAAAGTACATGAGTCGGGTATCTGAATTAAAGAAAGCATATCAGAATTACTTAGAAAAAATTCACACATACGAGTGTGAGGATTAAATGAACTTGTATGACTCATGCGTTCTATGCGATTAAGTAAGTTGTTAACATTATCGTTAGATAAAGAAGAAAAATCATACAAATATCTGATTAATGACATTAAAAATCTCCTTTCTATTTTGTACTTGGCTTGGCAGAGCCTGTAAGGACATTATAAGGTGATATACAAAATATAACAAGAGTAAGGCAAGGTGCAGCAGGGGGAGATGATAGAATTGAAAAGCTTAGTAATGGAAGAAAAAGAGTTAGAGAAAGAGCAGAACGAAGAGGCTGATTTGAAACTATTTTTGGAATTGGGGATTAACCGTGAATTCATGGAAAAAATCACACTGGCAATGAATCACATTACAAAGCCGTTTGACTTGCAATTTGGGAAAAAGATGAGGGTCGTCATTGACTACGACCCTCAGAGTCCTCAAGTGAAAGTTACTTTTTACAGAAGTTAAGACAGGGAGATTTTAATACATAACAAGGAGGAGAATAGATGAAAAAAGAAATACTTAGAGAAAAACTCGATAATGAAAATCGAGCTAAAGAAAAAGTACTTGAGAATATGGACCAACTTTTATCAGTACCACAGGTTGCGGTAATACTAGGCTGTAACCAATCTAAAGTTAATAGTATCTTAGATGCAGAACTTATACAACCAATGAAGTTTGGGGTAAAGAGAAAGGTTAGAAAAAGTGCTGTGGAAGAATTTTTGAGACAATACGAAGGATTTGATATATCAGATCCACATAATGTTGTACCGATTACACAAAGTGCAAAAGAACGATATAACGCTATGACAAAGGGAGCTTAGTATGAGTAAAAGGGGATAGAAAGTGGTAGAAAAGTAGGTGGATAAAAGATGGATAACGAATTAGAACTAGCGTGGGAAAATGCCTGGAGCAGACAACCACAGAATCCTGATCCAAGTGAACTACGATACATAGGAACAATTACAAGGGGAACAAGAGAGTATATATTCTATAAAGATAAGCAAGGAAACTACTGGTATGACAGTAAAGCGAAAGGAGTTAAGAGCACACATGGCTAGAGCGAAAAAACCTACATATAAGCAAAAGAAGATAATGGACAAACAAGGGCTTATAGTAAAGTGCTGGTTGGTGGCAAAAGAAACTGATACAGAGCTTAAACTTGTAAGTAGGGCAAATGGTAAAACAAGAACAATAAAAAAACCGCTTAGGCGGCAACCTAAGCGAAAACAAAATGTAACTTATTAATTAACTATAGCTATATTATAGCAGAAAGAGAAAGGTATAACAATATGAAAAGCACAGGAATAGTAAGAAAATTAGACGAGTTGGGAAGAATTACACTTCCAGTTGAATTAAGAAGAACATTAGATATTGAGGAAAGAGGTCAATTAGAAATCTTTGTTGAAGAAGACAGAATCATACTTCAAAAGTATGAGCCTACAGATATCTTTACTGGTGAGAAAAACGAATTATTTGATTTCTGTGGAAAGAAGGTATCTAAGGAAACAATTATAGAACTTGCGAAGATGGCAGGAATCTTAGACTAATTACTACATACAATTACAAATAGTAACGGGGCACGTAATTCAATTTACGTGGTCCGTAATATTTGAACTTTTTTCGGGTAAAAGGAGGCGTAAATACATGAAACCAGTAATTTTTTGCAAATTCCGTCTGAAAAGGTATTTAAAACATATGAAATGGAAAAGAGTACCTCAAAATCATTGGGCAGCTGATAAAGATGGGAAAGTAGTTCATTGGGACGGTAGAAATTGGGTAGTTGATGGTTACATTGTAGCGGATGAATGGGTAGGAGAATAAGAAAAGATGCCTCCCGAAGAAGACATCTTTTCTGTGTAGACAAGTAAAACTAACGAACTGATAAGAATATTATACCATGTTTACACAGAATGCACAACAAAATACTGGAAATATAGAAGTTTTATAAAGAGGGGGACAACCTCTTAATTGACCTTGTAATGAGTATTAACAAATGAGACACATTATAAAAATGAAGGTGGAAACATGGCAGTTAAAAAGTATACAGATTATGATTATGAATCAATATATAACAAAGAGCTGCTAGGGGAAGAAAGTATAGAGGAAGCAATCGAGCAGATTAAAAAGTCAGGAAAGGATTATGGTTATGTAGTTAAGACAATCCAGTCAGGAGAAATGCTAGAGAGTGAAATATATCCACTGTACAGAAAAAGAAAGCAGATACCAAAACGAGATAAGGAAAAAACGAAAGCAAGTAGAGATGCTCAGATAAAATTAAATTGGAAAAACTCAGTGAAATACGCAGTTAGATTAATTAATACAAATTTTAAACGTAATGATTACTTTGTTACATTGACATACAAAGATGGAGATCTCCCAAGCGAGGAGAGAGCCAAGAAAGACATGAAAAATTATATAAAAAAGTTAAGAAGATACATAAAGAAAGAAGACCTTGAGGCAATCAAGTACATGTATGCGATTGAATTTGTCGGTGAAGACGAAAGGGGACATACAAGAAAAGTAAGAATTCATCATCATATGATTATGAATGCAGTGATACCGAGAGAAGTAGTTGAAGATTTGTGGGGTAAAGGGCGAGCTGATTGTAAGAGATTACAGCCTGATGAGTTTGGACTGGAGGGAGTGGCTAGATATATTACAAAAAGGTGTAATTCGCATCGAAGTAACAGTAAAGATAAATCACAGGAAGAAGAAATAAGAAAATTTGAAAAGTCTTGGATATCATCGAAAAACCTTAAAAAACCAACAATCAATAAATCAACAACAAAGCTTACAAGAAGAAAAGCGGAAAACATGGCAAGGAATCAGAATCAGCTGAAAGAATTGTTTGAAAAGCTATATAGCAACAAATACACATACAACGATAGCACAACGTACATAAGTGATATAACTGGAGGATTTTATTTGTATGCTCGTATGCGGAAGAAATGTTGATAAAGTTGTTAACAAGTTGTTGATGGAATGTGGATAACTAGAAAGAAGGTGAGCGAATGAAAAGTATAGATATCTATATCGACTTAGATTATAAGGGGAGATTCGATAGTGGAGAGGGAAGATATTCTATTGTATTGGAGATGGTCGTTAATAATAAGCCAAAGACTAGAGAACACTTTGGGGGATTTAAGGAAACTACAAATAATAGAATAGCTTTGCTGGCATGTATCGATGCACTTAAGAAAGTGATTGAACCTTGCAAAATAAAGATACATATTAACTCACCATATATGGCAAGGACAAATAAGCAATTAAAGACTTGGTTGCAGCAGTCGATTGATAAAAGAAAAAACGGTGACTTACTTAGAAAGTATGCGGATTTGATAGCACAACATGAAGTTGAGGTAATGCATGAGAAAACGAATACTTATACAAGAGTAATGGACATTCAAAGACAGTATGCAAAGTACGAATTAGTAACAGATTTCAAAGCAGAAGATGAGATAAAGGAGAATGAAGATGGATAGCATAATGCAGACAGAGAAAAAGTGCTTTATATGTGCTCGAAGAAAGTATCTTGAAGAACATCATATATTTGGCGGTACTGCAAACAGAAAGAAATCAGAGAAACATGGACTTAAGGTGTGGCTATGTTATGAAGATCATAGGGGAAATAGTGGTGTTCATTTTAATAGAGTTGTAGACCTTGCACTTAAGGCAGCAGGGCAAAAGAAGTTTGAAGAGACACATACTAGAGAAGAGTTTAGGAAGGAATTTGGAAAGTCGTGGCTGTAAAGCCTATAAAATCTAAGTGAGAAAGGAATTAGGTGAGTTTTATGAGAACTATCGCAATTATTAATTTAAAAGGTGGAGTAGCAAAGACAACGACAGCAATTAACATGAGCATTATTCTAAGTGAGTTACATCAAAAGAGAGTTTTACTAGTAGATAATGATATCCAGGCAAATGCCAGTAAGTTTTTCAACCTCCATGACTATGATAAAAACGGTATTGAGAATGTATTCAGAAATGAAAGAGTAGCAACAAAGGAACTAATTGAAAGGACAAGCTATGAAAACATGGATATGATTCCTACGAACATGAATCTTGATAATGCAGTATCTGAACTCATGCAAGAAGAAGGAGACCAGATAGGCAAGCTAAAGAAGGCATTAAAAGAAGTTGAGAGTGAATATGATTACTGTTTGATTGATTGTCCACCTAGTATAGCAATGAATGTGCTTAATGCAATTGTGGCAGCAGATGATATTATAATTCCGATTAAACTAGATAAACATGCTTTGGACGGAATGGAAGAGTTAATAGATGTGATTGACGAGTTAGTAACCTATAACAAAAACTTAGAAAATATCATGTGTCTACCAGTTATGACAATGAAAGATGAATTTGTATTAGCAGGTGAAAAACTACTAAGAGAGAGTAACTACAGAGTGTTTGATACAAACATTAGATATTCGGTGAAAGTAATCGGAAGTACATTTCAAAGTTGTGTAGGAATTACAGAATATAGCCCACGATGTAGTGCTGCTAAAGATTATAAAGGATTAGTGGAAGAATATCTAAGGCTAGTAAAGGACGGTGAGTGATTATGCCAAGGATAGGTATTGGAAGTAAATTGAACAATGCCAGTAAAATGGCAGCTATTGATACAAGTGAGTATACGAAAGTTAGATTAGATCCTAGAAAGCTAGTCCCAAGCGAGCAGAACTTTTACAGTATGACTGATATTGAGGAATTAGCAGATAATATGCTGCTTGTTGGTCAATTACAAGAAATTGTAGTAGGTCGAGTAAATGGAGTAGATAAAATTATTGTTGGTCATAGGCGAACCCTGGCAGCAGTACTCAATCAAGATCGTGGACATGCAGAATTTAATCTTGTAGATTGCAAGATGAAAGAAATGACAGAAACAATGTTCATGCTAACTCTTCTATCAGCAAATGCATTTAATCGCAATATGACTGATTGGGAATTGATAGAACAAGCGAGATTGTTTAAAGAGTATCTACTAAAAGCAAAAGAAGAAGGCATTGAGATACCAGGGAAGATGCGGGATTACATAGCAAGTGCTATGGGGGTAAGTACAGGAAAGGTGGGGCAGATAGAGAAAATTAATAACAGCCTGTGCGAAGAGGGAAAAGAAGCGTTGAAAAAAGGTGAGATGTCTTTTGATAAGGCATACAACACAGCAAGGCTACCTGAAAACGAGCAGAAGGCTGTTATAGAGGATAAGAATCTATTAAGCAAAGATGTAAAAGCAATGGTAGATTCAAAGAATCAGGATATTAACAAAGAGGGCTTAGAAGAATCGGGTCAAAGTAACAATGATGATGAAAAAGCTTGTGAGGGCAATTGTTTCTTCTGCGAGATAGATCAATGTGATAGTAAACAGCAAAAACGGTATTACTGTATATATGATTCTGAGAAGCGATGTTCAATTTACGGAGCAAGGAAAGTGGCAATAGAAACATTGAATGTCAATTGTGAAAGTACTTGTTGCATGAAGTGTAATTTGGAATGTGGAGCAAGATGTAATCACTCTCAACACAGCAAGGTGTCAGAATCTGACACCGAAGAAATTATAGGGACTAAAGTAACAGTTCATGAAATAAAGATAGCAAATTGTTATTTTGAAGATGTTGAGCAAGGCATCAAGAAGTTTGAACTAAGAAAGAACGATAGGGATTACAAGGTTGGAGATAAGCTGAAAATGATGGAATTTAAAGATGGAGAATACACAGGAAGAATAATCAATGCAGTTATTACCTTCATACTAGAAGATTATGAGGGAATCAAGGAAGGTTATTGTATTCTATCAATTGATTTGTTATAGGTATCTACCATTTTGGTCAATGGTTTTAGATATATCACAGAGTGCAGGCATAACACAATTTCAGTCTGGGGCAGCAGTAGCTGTCCTAGGGAAAGGAGTGGTTACGATGACAAGATACAGAGTATATTGTAAAGATAAATTAATAGCAGAAGATCTTAAATCGACAGAAGTGGAAAAGCTAACAGGAATTCCAAGTGGTAATGTTAAGTTTTATGCTGAGACAGGTCAAATAAAAAGAAACCTATTTAGAGTGGAATGTGATGATATAACAGAGGAGCAATTGAGTAGGTTTGAAGATAGTTGTAGAGCTGCACAATTATTAAAAGCTGGAAATGCGGTTATTAGACTTGTAAATATCAATGGTAATGTACATAAGAGGACGGTGAGAAGATGAACATTAAGGATTACATGAATGGACAGAATTCAGGAATAGAATATGCTTGTAGAATAGTAAAGGAAAAGGGAATTGAAGGCTTAGCTGAGGAATGCAAGTCCAGAAAGAAAACCAATATTCCAATATCAATAGAGCGCAAGAAGTGTGATGAAGCAATAGAGCGTATAAAACTAAATACAATAGATACAATTAGAATTCTTTCGTTAGCAGTTCTTCGAGATGAGTTTGGATTTGGGAAAGATAGATTAAAGAGATTTGTAGAAAGATTTGAGATAAAGACAGAGTGTATATGTGAGGAATATGTGAAATGGGAAGATATTATTGAAAACATCAAGGAAGAGACTGGATTAGAGGAATTTATACGAAAGAATGAGGTGAGATAGATGAGAACTATAGAAGGAATTAAAGGGGTACGTAAAAGACAAGACATACTAAGATTTATCATTACCTATACACAGCAGCACGGATATGCGCCAACATATCGAGAGATTGCTAATAGTGTTGGATTACGGTCACTATCAAGTGTTCAGAACCATATGGAAGTATTGAAAAGGCAAGGGCTGATTGAAACGGATGAGGATTCAAGTGCAGCAAGAGCAATTAGGGTAGTAGGGTACATGTTTGTTAAGGTTGAAGAATCGAGTAGGGTAGCAGGGGAAAGGGTAAAATAATGCAAATAACATATACAGTAGATATAGACAAAGAAATTTACCAAGGAATAGGAGTAATAAGAAAAGCCTTTGATGAAATAATTCAAAACTATGGTTATGAAGTTACTCAAAGCAGTATAGAAACACCATTAGAAGTAGATCAACAAGATTATACAGAAAAGAAATAGAGAGATGGGAGGAAAGAAACAGATGAAAAGAGCAGAATTTAAAGCATATTGTCCAGTAGAGATAGGTGATAAGGTGAAAGTTATGAAAAAGCCTATGTATGTAAAAGTAGCTGGAAACATGGAAAAAACGCAGCAATTTACAGAACTTCGCCTGGCAGCAGTTGAAACCCATGTAATAACTGATATTGCAGCAACACATTTTGTTAGAAGTGGAGAAGTAGAATTTTTGTATGAATTAGATAATAGCGGAGTTTATCAAAAGATAGAATTTTAATAAAGGGTTAAGAAAGGAAGAATTCGATATGAACAATAAGTTAATAGATTTAAATAATCATCTATTTGCAGAAATGGAGAGACTAGGAGACGAAGAATTAAGTGGAGAGAACCTTGAAAAAGAGATCGAAAGAGCAAAGGCAATAACTAGCGTGGCTTCTCAAATAATTGCAAATGGAGCTTTGGCTTTAAAGGCAGAACAGTTTAAAAGTGATATAGTTTCTTCAAAAGAAGCAAAAGTTCCTAAGTTTTTAGAAGGTGAATGATATGACTGGAAGAAAATATAAGATAGAAGAAAGAAATTTCATTAAAGAATTTGCATGGGGGCATAGTTATAAAGAAATTGTAGAGGAGTTTAATAAAAAGTTTAGTCCCAAAATAGAGATAAATCAAATTAGGTCATACCTAAAAAATCATAACATAAAAACTGGAAGAACAGGAAGGTTTGAAAAAGGGCATATACCAGCAAACAAAGGAACACACATTGGTGGTTGGAAACCAACTCAATTCAAAAAGGGTAATATTCCAGCTAATCATAAACCTATAGGAACAGAGACTATAAGGAACAGCTATAAAAAGAATCAAAGATACGTTTATGTTAAAGTAGCAGAACCAAATATATGGAGAATGAAACATATAATTGTGTGGGAGCAACATTATGGTGAAGTACCTAAGGGTAAGGTAATAATTTTTCTAGATGGAGATACAACCAATACTGATATAAATAATTTGCAGTTAATTGATCGTAAGATTAATTGTAGATTGAATCAGTTGGGATTGAGGTATCAAGATAAAGAATCAACTAAGGCAGGAATAAATGTGGCTGAATTAGTGACCAAAATAGGAGAGGTACAGAGTAGGAAAAGGAAGAATAGTACCCCTTTGCAAATTGGTTAATGCAAAGAGGTGCTATAAAAGGATACCACCATGCAATAATAATCTTTAATACTCACGGTGAGTACATAGAGTCAGGTGACTATAAGCTACCTACGATGTCTCTTGTTGCGAAGATATTGGATAAATAACCATATTACACCAAATTCTGCAAATAGCAAAATTATTACAAATGATAGATTGGTAAGTGATACTGTGATATCGTCTAATATTGGCATACAACAACCTCCTTATATCAAGTATTTAGCAATTTAGTGGGTTGTGTCAACTGTTTTTTATAGTATAGATTATAATAATAACAGATATGAGTATCCTATCTGTAAAAATGAAGAACTTGAACTTGGACGAACTTTTATATAGCGGAAAGATGTTTTGGTATTCAGTTGATGAAACGCGAACATATTATTTTACAAAAGATAATTAAACCTTGCTAATAAAAGTCAAGTACTTTTTTGATTTTTTATGAAGTAAAAATGGGTAACTTTAATAGACCTCATATTCATGAGAAAGAATGTAAAATATAAACAAATATTATTTGTATAGTTCCATTACTCTGGCGTAGTAGATACGAAGAAACTTGTTTATAGCTGCCATCTTAGCAACATTCAAAGGTTTTCCTTCTTCTTCTTTTTTGATCATAAAAAGATAGACAGGATCATCTTGGGGTTTATGCATCTTTAGACATTGCATTACTTCATAACAAGCTTTTCTAAGAGCAGGAGCACCTCTCTTAGATATATGCCTATTTTGGCTTTCAAACTGTCCAGATTGGAATGGTGGAGCGTCATTTCCAGCAAATGCATTTAATGCTTTACCGCTTGTAAATCTTCGTACATCACCAATTTCAGCTATAAGCCTTGGAGCTAGACGATCTCCTACTCCATACATTCCTCTGACAATAGGATATTCAGGCAAAGTTTGGGCAAGTGATTGCATCTGAACTAATATCTCGTTTGCAGCAATTTCAGCTTGGATTAGTACGTTAAGACATTGCTGCATAGCTATATTGGTATAAGCATCCGTACCTCGAGTTATTATACTATTGGTTGCGAGTTCGTAAATTTTAAGAGCTTTCATCTGATAATTACGACAACCATTTTTTTCTGCTAATTTAGTATAACTATTGAGAAACTTTTTCTCTCCCATTTTCTTAATAGTATCGAAGTTATGATACTTGTTAATAAAGTTGTAGAGCATATTATTTTCGGGTTTTGTAGCTTTTGACATTAGTATGGTTTCGATACCAGGCATAGCTTCATCAAGAAGATTACCTAAATATACTCTATTTTTCACTTTAGTAGATACACGCTGATTATATTGGCGGGATAAGAACTTAAGATCAAGATATTTTTGATCTAAAGAAGTATAGGGTATTAAAGAATAGGATTTTTCTAAAGCATAAGTAGCCATACGCATAGCATCTTTACGATCAGTTTTAGCCTTACGAATCTGATTATCCCCATACTTCTTCATCAAGTATGGATTCATAACAGAAACAAAAAGATTTGCATCTAAGAACTTTTTTAGAATAGGGAGATGATAATGTCCGGTTGCTTCCATAACAATCTTTATATCATCGTTAAGAGCATTAAGATTATTGATGAGGTTATCTAATGAATCGTTAACGTGATATACCTCAAATGGCTCTGCAAGTATTTCGCCATCTGAGCTAAGAATAGCAACCATACTTTTAGATTTAGAAACATCAACACCGACAGCAATCATGATAGTCCTCCTTTATGTATTATTATGATTGGTTCCAACGTCTCAAAATCAACTCATGTTCGTGGGTGACACGGGAGCAACGTCCCAACTTGCTGAAGCGAATGTAAGATAATGAGAGCTGGCTGACAAGTTTTGTTCCGGGCGTGGTGTCCCAATTGATAGATTACGTCAGCCAATCAACCTCATCATAACAAAAAAATAAGAATAGAGACAATATTCTCTACTCTTATATAGTACGAATGATAGTTTAGATAAGAAAGAGAGGAATATATTATGTGTAAATTTTGTGAGAATAGTAATTGCACTCTTACTAAGCAACAGGCATTAGAGCATGGTGCAATAATAGAAGATAATGTATATCATATTATGAGGGTAGCAACAGATAGTACACCTAATACCTATAGTTTCAAGGATATGCCTTGTTATGATAGCCTTAGTGCTTTATTTCCACATGAATCAGATGAAAACCCTCATGCTTACGAAAGATTTATCTATGATGAAGATGAAAATTGCAGTAAAGATTGGGAATATTGTGAAGTACAAAATCCTTTATCTTGGAATACAGAAGAAGAGTTCATAAAAATCATGGGTGTTAATTAAATTGATCTTTAAGAGAGGTGTCAGATGGCATATACAGAACAAGAAAACATCAAACTTAATAACCAGCTTAAGAAATGGCAAGAAAAGCAGCTAAGAGCAGTAAAGCGAAACAACATAGATAATGCTTTTGCTAAGATGAATGACATTGAACGTTTAGTTTGGGAACAAATTGCAATAGCAGAAACCCATAATGAGGTTAACTATTTAGTGTGGAATATGGCAGAAAAGATAATAGACAAGTATTACAAATTAGCAAGATAAATTGATATCTATACTAGCGTAATAATTAAAATTACTAATAGAATTACAGTTAAAATAGCTGAAAAGGAAAAAGAAATAATAGAAATTATTTTTATGATTTTGGGATTATTATGAGTAGCTTTGATTATTGAATATACTACGATTGTAATCAATAGACCAAATAACAAGGGATACAAGATAGACTTCATTATAACTCACCTCTTTATTTATATGTACTATCCAATAGAGTACCATAAAAGGTTGAGTTGGTAAACTAAAATTTGAAGCTGTAAATTAGGATTTTCGAAAGGAGAAGAAAAGTATTATAAATCTGTTAACCAAAGCATAATAGGAAGAGAGCATAGGAGATGTACATAATGGGAAGTAGAGGAAGTAAGAAAAAAAGAGTTGAAACAAATAATGAACAAGTTACCAACACGCTAAGTGTCTTTTCTACATCACAGATCATTGATACAATGAACTATATGATTAACGAACTAGGCAGCAGGGGTGTACAAGTAAAAGACTTTGATAACAAATATAAAACTGTAAAGATGATTAAGATTATCGGAGGAAAGCCGTATTTCTTATCTGAGTAAGGAGTGATACAGTGAGTAACGAAGAAATGGAAATAAGGATTAAGAAGTACTTAGCGAATTACTATAAATGTAAGAAGAAGAAGGAACAGTTAGAAGAAAGACATAGACACATTAGGATAGATATAGATAGCCCAATAGGAGGAAGAGAGTACAAGGAAATACCATCTAGCGCAACAAATAGACGTAACGATGGGTCAGCTGGTCTTTTGCTTAGACTTGCTGAGATTGAAGATAGAATTGAGAAAGAGAAAGATAGAATGTCAAGACGATTGATAGAGATCATGGACGTGATTGATTATCTACCAGAAGAGAGTGATGAAAGAATGATATTAGAATTAAGACATATCGATTGCTACGAGTGGAAAGACATTGTTAAGAAGATGAATTATTCACGTACAAGTTGCAATACTTATTATAACAAAGCAATAGCTAAACTATTAGAATATAAGCGAGTACGTGTTCTAATAGCAGCAGAAGAAATGAATATAGCATAGTTAAAGTCTGTACACCACTGTACATCAACATGTGATAATATGATAACATGTTAGAAACCCCAAAAAAGAGATGCATTTAGAGATAAATGTGTCTCTTTTTTTGTCGAAAAACGGAAGTTGGCAAATCAAAAAGGTACTTCTGAGGGGGTGGGTGCTATGCGGGTCGAGGAACGTCCGATATTTGCCTCTTTTTGATAAAAATTTTTTTAGTACTTCCTTCCTCTTTTGGGAGATGGGAAAAGGAGTGTTTGTAAATGATTGTTAACCAAAAACAACTAGCTAGTGTGTTAGGTATCTCATCCCGTCAAGTACGCAATTTACAACATGATTTCGACTTTTTCACTAAGCAAGAAAATGGTCGTGGATATGATCTTGGAAAGTGTGTACAGGAGTATATCGAGTACAAGGTAAAAGCGGAAATGCCTAAGGGTACATTTTTAGATATTGAGAAGGAAAAGGCAGAGCATGAACGCATCAAAAAAAATATGTCACAACTAAAACTTAGAAAGATGAAAAAGGAACTTCATGAAGCTGGAGACATTGAATTATTTTTGGGAGAGATGCTTTATAACTTTAAAAATAAATTGCTAGCTACTCCAAGTAAGGTAGCGACATTGATTGTTGGAGAGAACGACGTTAATCAAATTATTAATATCTTAACAAAAGAAATGAATGATCTTTTAGATGAGTTGTCCGAATTCAATCCAGATGAGTTTGCAACTGATGATATTTCAGGAGAAGAGGAAGATGAGGAAGAAGATGATGAATAGATAAGTAGGTGTTAACTGTGGGTAGTGAAAGAGCAAGATCTAGAAAAAAGACAGAAAAATTATTCAGAAACATAATTAAGAAAGCACTATCTAGACCAGAAGAATTAACAGTAAGTGAATGGGCAGAGAAATATAGAATACTTGATGAATCTAGTAGTTTGCCAGGTAGATGGAGTAACAATGTTACACCATATCTAGTTGAGATTATGAATTGCTTCAATGATCCATACATTCACAATATTAACTTTGTTAAGCCTTCTCAAGTAGGAGGAACAGAGGCACTTATTAATATGCTTGGCTGGATAGTAACACAGAACCCTTCACCTGCTATGATGGTATATCCAAGTGATGATTTGGCAAAAGATATTTCTAACGATAAGTTAAAGCCAGCTTTTCTTAAGAGCAAAGATATAAGAGATAGATTCTATCAGAATTCATCAAAAGAACTTAAATTAAAGTTTAAAGGGATGACTTTATATCTACGTGGTGCAGCATCACCTTCTAAATTAGCATCTAAAGCAATAAGATATTTATTCTTTGATGAAATTGACAAAATAGGTGGAGCATCTAAGAAAGAGGCATCACCATACAATCTTGCTTTAGAGAGAACTAAGACATTCAAATACACAAGAAAGATATATACATGTTCTACACCAACATTGAAAACAAATTATGTTTGGTCTTTGCATGAGGCAGCAGATGAAGTAAGACATTTTGTCATGCCATGCCCCCATTGTGGAGAATTCATTGAATTTAAGTGGAAACAAGTAATATTTGATAAAGATAAAAGTCTTAGTGTGCTGGATAGAGCAAAGACAGCAAAATACTTTTGCCAGGAATGTGGTTGTGAGATAGAGAACAACCAAAAGCCAGCAATGTTAAGAGCTGGTAAGTGGGTAACAGTAACTAAGAGAAACATTGGAAAACCTGAGAGTGTATCGTTTTGGATTAACTCACTATATAGTATCTTCGTGAATTGGGAAGATGCAGCTAAAGAGTTTCTAGAATCACAAGATGATCCAGAAAAGTTACAAAACTTTGTAAATTCATGGTTAGGAGAACCTTGGGAAGATACAAAGTTGAAAACAAGTGAATCCCTCGTACTAGAAAGACAAACAAATTATGAACAGTACGAGATACCAGAGTGGACAGAGCTCTTAACAGGTGGTGTTGACGTTCAGGAGAATTGCTTGTATTGGACCATACGAGCATGGGGAAAGCATATAACTAGTCAAAATATTGCGCATGGACAAGCATTTACACTAAATGAAATTGAGACGGTTATGAATCTACCGTTTAAGGTAAGAGATGGAACTGATTTTATTGTAAATTTGGTATTACTGGATTCAGGTTATAACTCAGATGATATCTATGATTTCTGCGCAAGCAATAGTGATTGGGCATTACCTTGTAAAGGTGCATCTAACCCTATGTTATCTCATTACAAGTTATCCAAGGTAAATAAAGCTACTTCTAGTGCATATGGGATGAATCTTGTTGTTGTAGATGGTGGTAAATACAAGGATATGATTGCAAGTAGACTTTTGAAAGATAAAGGAAATGGTAGATGGCTTGTATATAAAGGTTGTGATGAAGAGTATGCCAAGCAAGTGACTAGCGAACACAAGGTAAATGAAAAGAGTGGTAATCGTACTATACAAGTTTGGAAACAAAAAACATCTCATGCAGACAATCATTATCTTGACTGTGAAGTGTATGCATTTGCAGCAGCAGACATATTAGGTGTTAGAACATTACACCTTCAAACAGATGATGAGAATGAAGAAGTTAAGAAAGAACAAAAAGTACAGGAGAGTAGCAATGAAGAAAAGTGGATAAATCAAAATGAAGGTTGGTTAGGAGGACAAGAATGAGTAAAACAAGTGATATGCTCAGTAATGTTGAGAATGCGATAGAAAGTATCTTGTTAGGTGGACAGTCATACAAAATTGGGTCAAGAACACTTACAAGAGCAGATCTTAATATGTTGTATAAAATGCGTAATGATTTAAGAGCAGAGCAGAACCAAGAACAAGGAAATACTGGTTTACTTGATGATACATATGTGGCGTTCTTCGATGGGAGGTAGATTATGAGTTGGTTAGATAGTGCAATACAATTTGTATCTCCTAAGTGGGGGTCTCTTAGAGAAGCATGGAGGCAAAACCTAGAAGAGCAAAAGAGTTATGATGCTGCAAGTTATAGTCGAATGAATGCAAATTGGAGAGCTGTTAATCAATCAGCAGAAGATACAGACAGAATGTCAAGAGATACAATACGAGCCAGGGCAAGAGACCTGGAACGTAATTCGGACATGATGAATTCAGTAACAGGTGCATTCAAAAGAAATGTTATCGGTGGAGGCTATACAATACAGGTTAAAACTGATGATGAAAAGTTGAATCAACAACTTACAGAATTATGGAAAGAATGGTGTAAAAAGAAAAACTGTGATGTTACTGAGACACAGAGCTTTAATCAAATCCTTAGAATGGCGGTAGTTAGAAAGAAAATTGATGGTGGAATCCTATTTGTAAAACGATATACGGACGGCGGATTGGTACCGTTTAAGCTTCAAATGATTGAAGTTGATGAGTTAGACACTAGTCGAGTTTTTACAAGTAAACCAGGAAACATCGTATCTGGTGGAATTGAGTACAATCATTACAACAAGGCAGTAGGCTATTGGATTAAACAGTATTCGATAGATGGAATCATAGAACATGAACCAGTTTATCTTGATGCAAAAGACGTTATTTTCTATTTTACAAAGAAAAGACCGTCGCAAGTAAGAGAAATATCTGATACAACACAGACTATTACAAGAATTAGAGATGTAAATGAATTTATGGTTGCTGTATCTGTAAAAGAGAGAATAGCAGCATGTTTATCCGTATTTATTAAAAAATGTATGCCGTCTGGTAGTGGAGGAGGATTTGGTAGAGGAACGCAAAAGAATGGAAAAAGTGAATATGATGGAAAAACTCTAGCACCAGGTATGATTAAAGAACTTAATGCAGGAGATGAAATTCAAACAGTAGTTCCTTCAGGACAGGCAGCAGATGCTACAAGCTATACAAAACTCCAACAAAGACTAATTGGAGCAGGGCAAGGTATATCTTATGAGGCTACATCAAGAGATATGTCGGAAACAAATTATTCATCCGCAAGGCAAGGATTAATCGAAGATGAACAGACGTATCTAGAAGAGATTGAACTTCTAACTGATATTATGAGTGAGATTTATGAAACATTTGTTATCTCATGTGTATTAGCTGGATTAGTAGATATAAAAGATTTTTGGACTAACAAAAGAAAATATCTAAAACACGAGTGGATTAAAGCACCACGCAAATGGATTGACCCAGTTAAGGAGGCTAATGCTAATAAAATTGCTATGTATACAGGACAAAAAACGTTCCAACAGATTGCAGCAGAGAACGGTAAGGACTGGAAAGAGCAAATGAAAGAGATGGCCGACGTTTTAGAATATGGGAAAGAATTAGGAATAGAGATGGGAGGTGTAGTATTTGGCAAAGAGTACAAAGAAAGTCAAGCAGACGGAAAACCTAACTAGGGAACTAGGAGTGAATTCTATTAGAGCTCTAGGAGGAGAAGAGTCCAGAAAATTTGAAATTTCATTTTCAAGTGAAGAACCATATGAAAGATGGTTTGGAACGGAAATTCTAGATCATAATGATGGTTGCGTTGATCTAACAAGATTATCTGAGATGGGTTGTGTGTTATTTAACCATAATAGAGATAAAGTAATTGGTAAAGTTAACAAAGTATGGATTAAAGACAAGCGTGGATATGCAGAAATAGAATTTGACGAAGATGCAGAATCCGAAGTCATTTATCAAAAAGTTAAGAATGATACGCTGAAAGGTGTATCAATTGGCTACAGAATTTGTACAACAGAAGAAGTAGCAGTGAATCAACTATCACAAGATGGAAGATTTAAAGGACCATGCACAATAGCGAAAAGGTGGTTCCCATATGAAATTTCAATTGTATCAGTGCCAGCTGATTCTACTGTTGGTGTAGGAAGAGATCTGGAAGAAATAGAAGACACTGATAAACGTTCGCTTAGTTATTATGAGGCGATAGTACAAATCAACAGTAACAGTATATAGAGGAGGAATGAAAATGACTTTAGAACAACTAAAAGCTAAAAAAGTTCAATTAGTGCAACAACAGAAGCAATTAACAACAGCAGCTAAAGATGGTAAGAGAGATTTATCATCAGAAGAACAAACACAATTTGACAATTTACAACGTGAGATTGATGAGGTTGATGGTCAAATCAAGGCACTTTTACCTGATACAATCCAACCAACATTAGAACAGGAAAGAACACGTATTGCAGAAATTACACAGATGTGTAGAGATTTTGGTGTAGATGATAAAGATCTACAAAGATACATTAGTGATGGAACTAATCAAGATCAAGTAAGAACTGCCATCTTGGACAAGATGAAAGCAGACGGACAACCTCTTAACCAAAGAGGAATTGATGTAACCAAAGATTCAGAAGATAAGTACAGAGAAGCAGCAGCAGATGCACTTGTAATGCGTGGTGGTGTTAATATTGAGAAACCGTCAGAGGGTGCTAGAGAATTAATGGGAATGAGTCTTCGAGATTTAGCAATTGAAGCATTAGAAAAAGAAGGCGAACAAGGGCTTTTAAGAATGTCAACAGATGAACTATTTGGAAGACTTACAAGAGCGTATTTCAATCCAACGGCAGCATTCCCAGCAATTCTTGATACTGCTATTAACAAGGCATATGTGGAGGGACACAGGACAGCAGCTGTTACCTTTGATAAGTGGACAAAGAAGGGAACATTAAAAGACTTTAAGACGCATGATAATAATTATCTTGCAGGTCCAGCTGGAGAATTCTTAGAAGTACCTGAGGGAGCTGAAATTAAACATGACACTCCTTCCGATGAGAAAAAGCCAACACGTAAATTAAAGACATATGCTCGTCAATTCACAATGACAAGACAAGCATTTATTAATGATGATATTGATTTCTTATCGAAAATTCCATCTAAATACGCTACAGCAGCAAGAAAGACACAGAATAAACAGGTATACAACATCTTAATTAACAATCCTGTAATTTATGATGGAACAAAACTATTCACTACAGCACACAAGAATGTATTAGCAAGCGGAACAGGAATTACAGCGGATGCAGTACAAAAGATGTTCTTAGCATTACAGATGCAAACAGATGAATTTGGAGATGCAGTGATCATCAGACCTACATATTTTGTTGTTCCTGTTGGCTATTCATTTGCGGTATATGAAATTTTTAATAGCGCAACAATCAATACAACGAGCAATACACAAGCAGCCAATCCATTATACAGATACAGAGAGATGCTAGAGGTTATTGAAGATCCTACACTTAATGTATTAGCTGGTACAGGTGCTATTCCATGGTTTGTTGTTGGTGATAAATCGGACACTGATTCAATTGAAGTAGATTACTTAAACGGTAATGAAATTCCAACAATTAGACGTATGGAATCACCAGGAACACTTGGATTTGTATGGGATATATATTTAGACTGGGGTATTAGTGTAATGGATTATAGAGGTATTGTTAAGAATCCAGGAACTACTATTGCAAGTCCATTCTAAGGAGGTAGAGAGGTATGAGTAAAGCAACATATTGGCAAAAAGGCGAACAGCTAGATTATAAAAATAGTACAACAAGTGCTATTGCTACTAATACAGTCGTAAAACTAGGAACTAGGATTGGTATAGTTGGTAATACGATCAATCCAGGGGAGACTGGAGTTCTTGTAATGGAAGGTGTATTTGAAGTAAATAAGATTAGTACAAATGAAATTACCGCTGGTACAGACGTATATTACGATGCGACAAATGATGGGTTCACTGAAACAGCTACAAGTAATACATTAGCTGGATATGCAGTTCAAACAGTAGCAGCCGCAGATACCAAGATGCTGGTTAAGTTGAAAGGTTAAGGTGATTGTATGGCAGGCAGAACGCTTAATAAACCTAAGAAAGAACAGAAAGTTGTACCAGTGCAACAAGATGAAATTACAGAAGTAAAAGAAGAACAAGTTCAAGAAGAAAAGCCTCGGAGAGAAGAGGATAATCAGGAAGAGGAAAAAGAGAAAATTAAAAAACTTTATGCAACTTATCCAATTCTTTTCGAATCACATCAATACAAAGTTGGTGATCAACTTCCAACAACGAATATGGAAATGGTAAATGCATGGATTGAAGCAGAAGCAGCAGTTTGGAAGTGATCGTATGAAGACGTTCAAGGATATAATTAAACAAGATATTAAGAGTACATTCATTAATGATAATGAGTTTTCGGAAAAACATCGTATTGATGGTAAAGAGATGAGTGTAATAACAGATGGAATAGAACTCTTAGAACGTGAAAAGAAAGTCAAAGATAAGGCAGATGGATTATTTTTAAAACAAAAGCTTATCTATGTTGCGGCAGAGGACTTTGGTCCTTTGCCACGTATAGGAAGAATTATAAAGTTAGACAAGTATGATTATAGAATAATTGATGCGATTGCAGAAAATTGTATGTATTCTTTAACATTGGAGGCATATAAAGGTTGATTACTTTTAAAGTTGATGAAAATGCATTGAAAATGATTGAGCTAAAGCTTGATTATATGAGTGTAAAAGCACCAGAAGTGCTAAAAAAGTCTATTAATGATACCGCTAAGATGTTAAAAAATGACCTTAAAGTTGAGGTGAAAAAAAACTATACAGCTAAGGTTGGCGGTATTAATAAAGCTATTTCTATCAAAAAGGCAACGAATAAGCAGATTGTTGCAGTTGTTACTGTTACAGGAAAACCAATACCACTTGTTCAATTCAAGAACGTAGCAGATGACTCAGTAAGAGCAAAAGCAATTAAAAGAAACAAGCTTAAACCTTTGACACTATCTGGTGCAGACCATAATGGTAAAGACCTTAAATCTTTCGTAGCAAAAATGAGCAATGGACATGTTGGTATCTTTCAAAGAACACCAGGGAAAACAATGAAAGGACATGGAAGTAGAACACTAAAGAATGGAAAAAAGACTACGGGAAGAGATGCAATAAAACAATTTTATGGTAACTCAATTGTTAAGATGGTTGGAAATGAGGATTTGGTTTGTAGCAAGGTTGAGAAAAAGGCTAATGACTATCTAAAAGAATCTTTAGATAAACATATCGCCAAAGTATTGGAGGGAAACTAATGACATCAATTTTCTTACAGGAAGATTTGAAAGAAGAACTGGAAAAGGTTTTAGGAGAAGTCAGGTTAAAGGACCCAAACAATACTGGAAAGTATACTAGCATTAAAATTTATGAACAAGTTTTACCTAAAATCAAAATTGAGTATGACAGGTATGATGAAGAGGAAGAGGATCAATCAGAAGAACCATTTCCATACATAATCATAAAACTTGATTCAGGAAAGATAGTAAATGAAGATGAAGCTGTAAAAGTAGAATTACTGATTGCTACATACGATGATGATTTACAAAATCAAGGGCACAAAGACGTGTTGAATATAATTAATAAAATATATGAACGATTTTATAAAAACCCAATGTTAGCGAACAAGTATTTTCGGGTAAATGATATTGATTGGGTGCTTCAAGACGATGATATGTATCCTTACTATTATGGAGCAATGGGAATGGAATTCAAAGTAAGAATGTTTAAGAAGGAGGATAGGTTTGCATGACAACAAAGAAAAATATAACAGCAGAAGTTACAGCAGAAGAAACAAAAAAAGCAGCTAAGAGAGAACCAAAGCAAGTAATCTATATAGGGCCCACAATACCAGGAGTAATAAAAAATAATACAATCTTTAACAACGGTGTTGATCAGCGAGTATCAGAACGAATTAAAAGCCAACCAGAGCTTGGAGGACTTTTAATTGATATTGAAGGTTTGTCAGATGCACAAAGACAGATAGCACTTAAAAAGGGTGCGTACTACTCTCTATATAGCAAAGTAAAAAACAGTTTAAAGGAGGAATAGAGTATGTATCAACATGGAGTTAGAACAAAGGAAAACCCTACAAGTCTTAGTGCACCAATTGTAAGCAAGAATGGGCCACAAGTTGTATTTGGAACAGCACCCATCAATTTAGTTGCAGATCTATCAAGTGCAGTTAACAAATTGATTATTGCAAACACAATGGAAGAGGCTAAGAGACAATTAGGTTATTCAGAGGATTTTGATAACTATACGTTATGTCAAAGCATGAAAGCTACATTTGAAGTATTCAAGGTAGCACCAATCATTTTCTGTAATGTCCTAGATCCAACTAAACATAAAAAGGCAAATGCAGAAAAAACGTTACAAGTTAATAACAATCAAGCTATGTATGATGAAATGGGTGTTTTGTTAAGTACAGTAGTAGTAAAAAAAGATACGACAGAATTAACAGTAAATAAGGACTACATTCTTGAATTTGATGATAAAGGTTATGTGTCTATTACTCTTGTAGCAGGCGGTGCTGGAGAATCAGCTACATCACTTGAAGTCACAAGCGATAGTATTGATCCTAGCAAAGTAACTGCAAGTGATGTAATAGGTGGATATGATTCGGAAACAGGAAAGGAAACAGGTCTTGAATTAGTAAGACAGGTATATCCAAAGTTTAATCTTCCTCCTGGTTTGATTATTGCGCCAGGTTGGTCGAAGAACAAAATTGTAGCAGCTGCTATGGTAGCAAAGTGCACAGAGATTAACGGGGTATTCAATACGGAATGTATTATCGATTTTGATACATCAACAGTAAAGAAATACACTCAACTAGAAGCAGCAAAGGAAACATTAGGGGTTGTAAGTAGCCATGCTATACTTACATGGCCAATGCTTAAGATTGATGATGTAATCTATAGTTTTTCGGCTTTATTAGCAGCATTAATTTATTATACGGATGCAAACAATTCAGATGTTCCGAATTTATCACCATCTAATAAATTATTAGGGGTATCCGCTACAGTATTGACTGATGGTACAGAGGTGATGCTTGACCAAGTGCAAGCAAATGAAATTAATGCGCTGGGTATCGTGACAGCTTTGAATTTTGGTGGTTGGAAGAGTTGGGGTAACAATACGGCATGTTATCCAGAAATTAATGATCCAAAAGACCGTTGGATTTGTTGCAGAAGATTTTTCTCTTGGTGGGGGAATAACTTCATTATTGACTTTGCTAACAAAGTTGATGAATTAACAAATTTCCGTCTTATAGAATCAATTGTTGATGCAGAAAATATTAAAGGAAATAGCTATACAGCCCAAGGTATGTGTGCTGGTGCGAAAATTCAATATTTAACAAGTGATAACCCAATCGAGAGTATTTTAGATGGTAAGGTTGTATTTAGACAATATCTAGCACCATATACACCAGCTGAGGATATTCTTAATATCCTAGAATTTGACCCATCAATGATTGAATCAGCGTTAGGAGGCGAATAAGCATGGATAAGAACAAAATACCAGAGGTAATTAATAATTATAACGTGTATAAACAAGGCAATCAACTTGTAGGAATATCAGGAGAAGTAGCACTTCCAGATATGGACGCAATCACGGCAACAATTAGTGGGGCTGGAGTACTTGGAGAATATGAAACAGCTATTATCGGTATGTTTTCGAGTATGAAGATGGATATTCCGTTCAGAATGCTTGAAGATGATATATTTAGTCTTATGGACCCGACAGAACTCTTAGATCTTACTCTAAGAGGTTCACAGCAGTATACAACGAGAGATACAGCAGCACTTGATTACTTAAGTATGAGAGTTGTGGTTAGAGGTAAGATGCTATCATTCAAGGGTGGAAAGCTTAAGAAAGGTGAACAGATGGACGCATCTGTTTCAATAGAGTTACTCTACATCTTAATTGAGATTGATGGGCAGACCAAGCTTGAATTAGACAAGCTTAATAGTAAATATATCGTAAACGGTAAAGACGTACTAGAAAAAGTAAGAAATCAATGCTAGGAGGGCAATGAGATGAAAAAAGAAGAATTAGAAGTAACAGAGGATACAGAAGTAGTAGAGGCTGAATTAGTAGATGACAACATGATTATGACATTCAAAAAACCATATACATTCGAAGGGAAAGAATACAGAGAAATTGATTTATCTGGGTTAGACAATCTAACTGGTAAAGATATGATTGCAGCACAAAAAGTCTTAGATAGAAACGGTTCATTTAGTTTTATTCCAGAGATGAGCCTGCAATATGCTTGCGTTCTAGCGTCAAGAGCAACCAAATTGCCAATTGAGTTCTTCGAGGGTATGCACCCAAGAGAATCAATTAGATTAAAGAATAAGGTAACAGGTTTTTTGTACGGTCAGGACTAAACGCAGATAGCGGAAACCAAATAAGAAAATTAGCAATAAGACTAGCAAGGTTAACAATGACAAGTTTAGATTTTTACCTTGACTTGTCATTGTACGAATTAGAAAAAACGTGTGAGGAGGTGATTTCTCAATATGGCAAGCAAAGAAAATGAGTTAGCTATTAAAATAGCTGGAAAGATAGAAAAATCATTTTATAGCAGTACTAAGCTAACGAAGAAAGAACTTGATAATATTGTGAAACACTCAAACACTACAGCAAAGAGTTTTAGTCAAAGCTTTTCAGAAGGTTTTGATAAAGCAGGAGCAGGATTCGAAGCATTTAGTAATAAGGCAAGGGTGACATTAAAAGCAGTTGAAAAAACAGCAAAAATAGCTGCAATAGCAATAGCAGCAGTTGCAACAGCAGCAGTTACAGTAGGATCTAATTTTGAAAGTGCATTTGCAGGTGTTAAGAAAACAGTTAATGCAACGGATGCAGAGTTTACAGCACTAGAAGAAGATATTAGGAACATGGCCAAGAGTATGCCAATGTCAGCCGAAGAAATAGCTGGTATAGCAGAGGCAGCAGGGCAGCTTGGTATTCAGACAAAAAATATATCTAGTTTTACTAAGACAATGGCGGATTTAGGGGTTGCTACAAATATGACAAGTGAAGATGCGGCAACCCAATTCGCGAGATTTGCCAATATCACAGGAATGGCACAAGATGAGTTTGATGAACTTGGAAGTACCGTCGTTGCCCTTGGTAATAACATGGCAACAACAGAATCTGAAATAACCGACATGGCAATGCGATTAGCAGGAGCAGGAGCGCAGGTAAACATGAGTGAATCAGAAATTCTTGGTTTTGCAGCAGCTTTATCTTCTGTAGGAATAGAAGCAGAGGCTGGAGGCAGTGCTTTTTCTAAGGTAATGGTAAACATGCAATTAGCTGTTGAAACTGGAAAGAATGGATTAAAAGATTATGCAAAAGTTGCAGGCATGACGGCAAGTGAATTCCAAAAAGCTTTTAAGGAAGATGCAACAGGTGCAATAATTGAGTTTGTTAAAGGGCTTCAAAATACAGAAAGAAACGGTATGAGTGCTATTGCGGTACTAGACAGTATGGGAATTACAGAAGTAAGACTAAGAGATGCATTATTGAGAGCATCTAATGCAGGAGATTTATTTTCTAATTCTATCAATATTGCTAATGGAGCATGGGAAGATAATGTTGCATTAACGAATGAAGCAAATCAAAGGTATGCTACATTTGAAAGCAGATTGGGAATGTTTAAGAATAGCATTAAAGATGTTGGAATTTCAGTATATCAAGATATGCGTGAACCACTGGCAGATGGTTTGAAATATGCAACTGATTTCGTAAATGGAATATCAGATAAAATGAAAAAGAATAACTCAATTGGTGAGATGATTAGTTCTTTTACTACTAAGATTCCTACAGCTAAGAGATATTTGAAAGAGTTTAAGACGGAGTTCATAGCATTTGCAGATCCGTTCATTGATTTCGGTAAATGGTTAATTAAGAATCCAAATGTAGTGGTTTCTACCCTTGCTGGCATTGGTTCTGTTATTGCTACATACAAGATTGCAAAAGGCGTTAAATCTGTAGCAACTTCATTTTCATCTCTTGCGGGGATACTAACCAATCCTTTTGCAGCATCAATTACAGCTGTAGGTCTTGCAATCGGTGGAACAGTAGGATTAGCTATGTATATTAAAAATCTTAATAATGAGATGAAAAAAGAAAATCTGGCTGAACATTTTGGAACCATATCGTTATCAATGGAAGATTTGCAAGAGGCAGCAGCACATATTATAGACACTGGTGTTCTTAGCAAGATGCAACAGGTAATGAGTGAATTTGATAAAAAAGATACATATTTCAATTCTATGACAGATGCAATTAATGAGATTAATAAAGCAAACTGGAAAGTGTCAATCGGTATGGAACTTTCGGATGCAGAAAAGGAATCTTATTTATCAAATGTTACTCAATTTATTAGTGATACACAGGAAACTCTTCTTCAGGATCAGTATTCAATGAAAATTGCTATGGACCTATATATTCAAGATAACTCAGAAGGAGATAAGGTTAAAGAGTCCATGAATGGTTTCTACGAAAAACTGATTGGTACTGTTGAAGAGGAAGGGAAAAAACTAGCAGAGTATTCTTCAAAAGCATTCGAAGATGGAATGTTAGATATTGATGAGGCTACAGTTATTGCAGAGTACATGCAAAAGATGTCGGATATAACGAGTATGTTATCTGATGCAGAATTTGATGCGAAGTTATCTGCAATACAGTTGAATTACAGCGGTGCTGAACTTACAGCGGAAAGCTTTCAGAACTTACAGTCTGAGATAGGTGAACAAGTAGAAGCAGCCAAGGCTGCAGCAGAGGATTCTTATGTGCAGACAATAGCACATTTTAAAGTTGCTTTTGATGCAGGAGATATGGACGATGCAACATATCAGTCGTCATTAGAACAAGCAAAAGAACAGTATCTTAATGACCTTAAAGATATCGAATTGAAGGCAACAGACTTCCAAACAAATACGATTGTACAGCAATATGGAGAGGAACTATCAACTAAAATACCAGAATTTCAAAAACTTGTTGAAGACACTATGAATGGAGCTCTTGAGCGTGTTGAACTTACAGGAGAATCATTAGATGTTGCATGGGACACTATTATTACAGATAGTTTGATGGCTGACTATGATGGATTAGATAAGTCAACACAAGCTGCTATATCTCAGTTATTCGATTTAATGAAACCATCTGTAGAAAGCTTACAATCATTAAAGAATCAATATAGAGATGTAGGGCTAGAGATACCAGATGAAATTAACAAAGCTTTAACGGATAGTACAGTACTAGGAGCTATTTCTAAGAATGAAGCTGGCTTATGGGGATATATTGCTAATGAAGCAACAAATAGTCCAGAGTATGCAAGAGTTATTACGACTATGCAACAAGGTGGCAGTGAAATTCCAAAACAAGTTGCTGATGCAGTAAAGAATAATACGTATCTAACAACTAAGGCAGTTAATGATCTATATAACTCAGTACAAAAGAATGCAACAAGCATATTTAGTAAGGGAATTAATGTATCTATTCCTTTAAATATTAATGCAAACGTAAAATCAAATACATCTACTAATACTCAAATACCAGGTTACGCAACAGGTGGAATAATCACAAATCCAACGTTAGCAACATTTGCAGAAGATTGTCCTGAAGCAGCAATTCCCTTAGACGGTTCCCAAAATGCAATAAGTCTATGGCAAACAGCAGGTAAAATGCTGGGTGTATATGATGAAAAGATAAATGCTTATTCATTAGCAAATCAAAAGTTAAACACAAAAGATTCTTTTGGTGACTTATCTAGTAATGTAGATCGTGTAACGAATGAAGAGTCAAGTTATTCAAATAGCAATCAGATTGCATATAGTCCAGTTATGAATTTTAATTTTAATGGTGGAACAACAAGCAAGGAAGATATTCTAGAAGCTACGCGTCAAGCAGAACAAGACTTTGAAGAAAAGATGGATAGATACTTTGCTCAAAAGTCTAGAAGAGGTTTTAAAGACTTTAGCTTCAGTTAGGAGGAATTATGTATAAGACAGTACAAGGAGATACATGGGATTTAATAGCTAAGAAAGTGTATGATGATGAAATGCTAGCAGGTTTTCTAATGCAAGCAAATTATGAGCATATCGATATAGTAGTTTTCTCAGCTGGTACTGAAATAAATACTCCTGAACATGAAGAAAAGGATGACCAATTACCAGAGTGGAGGGATTAATATGCAAGGAAGAAAAGCATCGGTAATCATATCGTACAATGGTAAAAATGTAGCGACAAAACTAAGTGACTACCTACAATCTTTTACATATACGGACGTAGCATCTGGAGAAAGTGATAGTATAAGCATAAAACTAAGTAATATTGATAAGAAGTGGCTGGGGGCTTGGTTTCCAGCTAAAGGAGATAAACTAATAGTATCTACTAAACTTGTTAATTGGTCAAAAACAGGAGAAAAGAAGTTTAAGTGCGGAGAATTTACACTTGATGAGTTTTCTTTCAGTGGCAGGCCACTGGTAGCAGACATTGGAGCATTGTCGCTACCAGTAAAGGAAAGTTTTAAAACTACTGATCGCAATAAAACGTACAAGAAAGTAACGATTGAAGAAATAGCTAAAGAAATCGCTAAGAGAGCAAATGTGAAGCTAGTATACGATGCAGCACGAATAGACATAGAGACAATTGAGCAATCGCAAAATGATTGTGACTTTCTATTCGATTTATGTGAGAAGTATGGACTTGGTATGAAAGTGTACTCTTCCAAAATCATTATATTTGATGAGTCAAAGTATGAGAAGAAAAGATCAGTTGTTACAATCAATGAATCGAATATAAAAAGCTGGAGTTATGACACAACGACAAATAAGACATATACAGCGGCAAAGATATCTTATACAAACCCAAAAACAAAGAAAGATGTATCAATCACAGTTGGAGAAGGAAAACGTATATTGAAAATCAGTGAAAAGGCAGACAGTAAAGCAGATGCAGAAAAGATAGCGAAAGCTAAAATAAACAATGCTAACAAGAAGATGACTACTATGAAAATCACTATAATGGCAAATCCGAAAATAGTAGCTACTTCTAATGTAACTATTAAGGGATTAGGAAAATTGAATGGTAAGTATGCAGTTGATAAGGTAGTACATACAATTGGTTCTGGCTATACTATGACACTAACGCTTCGACTTATACAAAATAGAATTGGAGAAAAAGATAGTAAGTCAAAAGCTGGTGTAAATGGTAATTACATAGTCAAACAAGGTGACACATTGTGGGCTATCAGTAAGAAATACTTCGGAACACCGACTAAATGGAAAGTGATCTATGAGGCTAACAAGGAAGTAATAGAAAGTACTGCAAAGAAACATGGTAAAGCAAATTCTAGTAATGGTCATTGGATATGGCCAGGAACGGAACTTGTAATACCAAATGTGGAGGAGAGTTAATGAAAGATAATATAAGAACTGGGGAAGTATCAAGTATAGACTTTCAAAATGGAATGATTAGAGTAACATATCCTGATCGTGATAATGATGTTACAGATTCTATTCCTTATTTATCGCTAAATGGCGAATATAAGATGCCAAACATAGGTGATATGGTAGTAGTGTTGCATCTTTCAAATGGCAGCTCATTTGGAATAGCGTTAGGAACATTTTGGAGTGACGGTAACAAGCCTTATAAGACGGGAAAAGGATTATTCAGAAAAGAGTTAAGCAATGCCTTGAATGAGGCTTATTTAGAATATGACAGTAACACAAAGACAATAATTATTAAAGCTGATAACGTAGTCATTCAATCTAACAAAGGGACTACAAGTTTGTAGGAGGCAGGAGGTAGTATGGCAAAAGTGGGGAGCTTTGGAAAGGTTTTGGTTTTTAGCACGAATGATAAAAAGATACTAACGTTTAATAACTTTAGTCAAAAGGTATCAGCAAGATGGACAAATCATGAGAGGATAGGCAAGAAACCCAAAAGCGAATTCTTAGGTCCAGATTTGCGAGAGGTATCATTTGAAATAGAATTGAATGCTATGTTGGGTGTAAAACCTAGAAAGCAGTTAGAAAAGCTTGAAAAAGCAATTGAAAATGGTACAGTTGCAAATCTTGTTATAGGTGGAAAAAAGGTTGGAAAGAATAAGTGGAAAATAGTTAGTTTGAGTGAGAAGTGGAATTACGTAATGTCAAAGGGCGAAGTTGTACAAGCTATTGGACAAATAACGATGGAGGAATACGTATGATGGAAGAGCCAAAGATAATATTCAAAACAACAACTAGTGAAGATGATGAAATTATGCAAGGCTTAAAAACATTATACACTACTCCAGAGGGAACAATACCTCTTGATAGAGTATACGGTTTAAATCAAGATTTTATAGGTTATCCGACTGAACTTGCAAAAAATATGTATGCACTAGAGGTTATTAATAAAACAGAGGTTTATGAGCCAAGGGTAGAAGTAGATGTCAGCTTTGAAGACAGTGAAGACGGGAAGATTATACCAGTAATCAAAATTAAAAAGTCTGAGGAAGGAGATGAAGAGTAATGCCAGGTACATTAGATGTACTATCAAATTTACCAGAGGTAAGCTTCATCGATGATATTACACTTGATGAATTACTAGAAAATTTCATATCAGATTTTAATGAAATGAATAGTGAATTAGAAGGAAAGACAACAGTATTAGCCAAAACAAGCCCATTTCGTTTGTTAATAAATGCCACGACCTCTATATTATATCAAATCCTTGTCAAAGTTGATGCTACGGGAAAACGAAACACAATCAAATATTCCTATTCGGAGTTCTTGGATCAGTTAGGGGCATTTAAGAATTGTACTAGGAAAGAAGCGCAGAAAGCATATTGTACAGAACGATTTTACATTGATGAGAGCAAAGAATTTGCAATAACTATACCAGAAGGAACGAGAGTAACACAAGGAAGTATATTCTTTGAAACGACGGAAGTAGCAGAGATAGCAGCAGGCGATACATATATAGATATAATGGTTTATTGTACAGAAGCTGGAGAACAGGGCAACGGTATATTTGCAGGAGAGATTAGTACACTTGTAGATCCTGTTAACTATATATCAAAAGTCGATAATCAGACAGTTACAGTAGGTGGTAGTGATATTGAAAGTGATGATAGTTTGGCAGATAGAATTTTCATGGCACCATCGACTTACAGTGTAGCAGGATCTATTGATTCTTATGAGGCTAATGCAAAAGCGTTTAGTCAAGAAGTTATTGATGTTAAGGTAGATAATCCAAGCGCAGGAACTGTAGATATTAGATTCCTTCTTACTGACGGTGAAATACCAGGAACTGATGTTATTCAACAGATGCAAGCTTATCTAAGTGCAGAGGATAAGAGACCTCTCACAGACAATGTAATAGTAGCAGCACCAGATCAAATTGAATATAGCATTGACTTAAAATATTGGATAAGAAAATCGGATTCAAACAAGGCTGTTAAAATACAACAAGATGTAGAGGCAGCAGTCGAAAGATATATCACATGGCAGAAGATTAAGATAGGTAGAGACATAACCGATTCAGAGCTTATTAAGCTTGTCATGGCAGCAGGAGCGAAGAGATGTGTAGTAACAAGTCCAACTTATACGGTAATAGGAGATAAGCAAATTGCGAAGCTGACAACTAAAACTGTAACATATGGGGGGATTGAAAATGATTAGTTTATATGATGTGGAATTGTTTGATTTACTCCCAGATAACTTAAAATCTAATGAAGTAATAGCGTTTAGTTATGCATTAAGAAAGGCATGTAGATATGTTTTAGATAGAGTGGAGCGAATCGAACTCTATACGAACATAGACAAGTTACCTGAAAACATTCTTGACTATTTAGCACTTGAATTAAGAACCCAATATTATGATGAAAAGTTAAATATTGAAATTAAACGAGAGTTAATAAAGAATACATTACCGTGGTATATGAAAGCGGGTACCGCAGCAGCAGTTAAGGAGTTATTAGTAACTGTGATAGGAAATGGAAGTGTAGAGGAATGGTTTGACTATGGTGGAAATCCATTTATGTTCAAAATCACTACAAGTGAACAACTCACAAGAGAGAACATGGAAAAATTCGCAGCTATGATAGATAATGTAAAAAACGCAAGATCAAACTTAGAGGGTTTTGATAAAGAGGAATATTTTACAAGAAAAGTAAAGGTAGCAAGTGGTATAAGTATAACTAAATTTATTAGGGTAGGAGGTGCAACATGTTAGGAAATCCTATTATAACAAGCAAAGGGTTAGCATTACTTGCGAAGGTAACGACAAATACACTAACATTATCCAATATGGGAATTGGTGATGGTGAGAAATCAATAAGCGAATCAGTGGATAGTCTAGCTAATGAAATCCTAAAGAAACCGATAGAATATGTTCAGCTTCAAGGAAATGTTATAAATGCAAGAACAACATTCACAAATGAAAACTTACAAACTGGATTCTATATTAAAGAACTTGGAATTTATGCAATAGATCCTGATGAAGGAGAAATCTTGTATGCGTATACAAGTGTGGACGGAACTGATGCAGATTACTTTAGTCCAGGAATTGGAACAATCATATTAAGGGAGTTTATAGAATTAGTAATTGGATTTGGAAATGCAAGTAAAGTAGAGCTTACAATTAATCCAGAGGCTGTATTTATAACAGTAAGTGAGTTTCAAAGACTAGAAGAAGAAGTTGAAAAGAAAGCAAATATAACAGATATACCATCAATACCATCTTCATTGCCTAATCCAAATAAATTAACAATTCAAGCAAACGGTACTAATAAAGGAAGCTATGACGGTAGTGCTGCGCTGACTGTAAATATTACAAAAACTGATATGGGTATCGGAAATGTAGATAATACTGCAGATGCTGATAAGAGCGTTAAGTATGCAGCTAGTGCAGGTAGTGCAGGTAGTGCAGGTAGTGCATCTAACTCAACAAAAGTAGGCGGATATTCAGTATCAGTTGTAACAGTACTTCCAGATTTCCCTGATGCTAACACAATCTATTTTGTGATGGGATAGGTGATTATATGAGTATAAATATTGGAAGTAACAAGGTAAAAGCAATAAGCGCAGGGAGTAATAAAATAAAAGCCGTCTATGTTGGGAGCACTAAAGTATGGAGTGCGATTAGGGGAATAATTGCAATAGCAACTTCTGGTGTTTCAAGCGATTACGTTGACGAGGTATATGTATCTACTGATTTAGCAACTCCAGTATCCATAAAACTTAGTAACATAAGGAATGCTTGGCGGTCAAGTAGAGTTGCATGTAGTAAATCAAGGTTTGTATTAATAATCCCAAACAGTGATTCGGACTATGCAGGAATACACTATTCATATGATGGTGTTACATGGACACCTATACTTAGCAGCATGGTGGCTACTGGTAATGATTATCCTTTCGATATAAAATACTTTGAGGAGATCGACAAGTTTGTTGCTTTTTATTATCAATATCTTTATCTATCTTCTGATGGTATAAATTGGACTGGTATAAGTGTAACTGGTAGTTCAACAGTAACAGATGTTGTCTATGGAGAGGGATATATTCTTATAATACCGTACAATGGATATCAAATTCTATACAATGTATCCGATGGGACAACTTCATCTATAAGTGCAGAAGCAGGAAGAGTTGGAATGGTTGTGGGTGCATATGGCAAAGGGAAATTTGTAGCATATGAGTACGGAAAAGGGTTTAGTACATTAGACTTATCAACTAAAAAGTGGACTTTAGTATCAAATATTTTAACAACCGCATCCACTACAGCTATTAGCATGATATTTGCAAATGGTATGTTTTTAGTAGGTACATTATTTAGTGGTAATTTCTATTCTTATGATGGTATCACATGGAATGCATATACGCCACCAAAGAGAATATTTAAAATTTCACACGATGGCGATAAATTCTTGGGTACTTCTGACAATGCATTTGGATACTCTTATGATGGAATAAATTGGACATATGTAACCGTTGATGATACACAAGTGATAGCAGGTGGAATAGCAGGAAATTAAGGAGGAAGGAAATGTTTATATTAGTAGATAATAATAATAATGTGTGTAGATTTACTGGTAGTTCAATCGAATACGGAGTTTTTGATGAATCATTCAACAAGTGGAAGGTAACAAATGATAATTACAACTTTTATGTTATTGGAGAGAACTACACCAAATTTGAAGTTGAAAGTATTCCAGAAGATTGTAAAGAAATGAAATACTGTTATACAGAAGAAAAAGGATTTTATCTAAACGAAAAATATACAGAGCCGATCAATGCAGAAGATGAAATTAAAAGACTAATACTAGAAAACATTGAACTAAAAGCACAATTAGACAAGGTACAAGAGGTACTTGATTATCTAGTAATGCAATAGGAAGGAGATGTGCAACATGCCAGAATGGTTAGCAGGAAGAATTGAACTAGGAAAGCTTGCTTACAATGAAGTAGTAGCTAAGTATCCAGAGTTTAAGAAGGTTATAGATACACAACTAAGTGATGATAATTATATTGTCAATGTAGATGGTACAGTAACAAAAAATTAGGAGCCGTTGAGGCTCCTATGAAAAAGGGGGAGGTTTATGAAATATAATCTATATAAAAAAGGTTATTAGCTTCTTTCGATGAATTAATAATAACAATAAAATGTGTAGGAACTATGGAACGTTGATGAATATTATGTGAACGTTCTGCAAACAATTTGAGCCGAATGGCAATTTTTATTGTGATACCGCAGCGAGGAAAGGAAAGAAAAACTATGAATAGAACAGGAGTTTATGCAGTACAAGGAGCAATTTCAACGGTAATAGCTGCAATCAGTGCAAAGTTAGGAATATTATTCTATGTGCTAAGTATTTTTGCATTTGTTATGGTAATAGATTTTATATCAGGAATGGCAGCATCGAAGAAAGAGTCAATTGAAAATCCAGAAGATTTGACAAAAGGCTGGAGTAGTAAAAGGGGGATGTTAGGTATCTTCAAGAAGTTTGCCTACATACTTGTCGTGTTAGTGGCAATTGTTATCGATTATATTATTTTTAAGATAGCAGCTACACTTAACATAAACATGCCTACAACAACGTTCTTTGGGTTATTAGTAACAGTTTGGTTTATTCTCAATGAATTATTATCGATTATAGAAAATGCAGGACGTATGGGGGCAGAAGGAATACCAGACTTCCTTATTGATGCAATTGTAGTATTAAAGGGAAAAGTCGAGAAGAAAGGGGCTGAAGAGAATGAAAATAAGCAATAGAGGATTAGATTTAATTAAACAATTCGAAGGCTGTAGATTGAAGGCATACAGATGCCCTGCAGGTGTTCTTACTATAGGTTATGGCCATACTCGAGGAGTATATGAAGGGCAAACAATTACTAATGTTCAAGCAACTACATATCTTAAGAATGACGTTATAAAATTTGAAAGGGCAGTAAATGACCTGGTAAAAGTAAGAATAACTCAAAATATGTTTGATTCTCTAGTAAGCTTTGTATATAACTTAGGACCAGGAGCATTGAAGAATAGCACCTTATTAAAATTGTTAAATTGTGAAGATTATGTAAAATCATCTTTAGAATTTGCAAAATGGAATAAAGCTGGTGGTAAGGTACTATCAGGGCTGGTTAAGAGAAGATCACTAGAAAAGAAGTTATTTATCGAAGACATGTATTTAGTTCCAGATAAGAAAGTTAACAAGAAATCTTGCAAATTGGAAATTATGTGGTTACAGACGAAACTTAATGAAGTAAGCAATGCGAATCTAGTGGTTGATGGAATCTACGGAGAAATGACAAGGCAAGCTGTGTTAGATTATTGGACGAGTCTAGGGTGGAATAAAGAAAGTAAATCTGACGGTTGGACAGTAGGAGAAAAGACAATCAATAAGTTGTGTGTATAAATAAAAGAAGAAGTATGCAATACTAAGAATAATACTAAGCAATTGTCACCGATTTGTCACCCAAATTAAGAAAATGATAAAAACTAATAAATTATTTTATGTAATAATAAATACAGAACAATCTGTGTTAAGCATGATATATTAAGGGGTTTAAAAAGAAAAAAGAAATGAAAAAAATCGTTAAATTAAATAATATTAGATTTGGTAACAACCCAATGGTTGGTATGACAGTTGCTGTTGCTGTTTCTGTTGAAGAAGCTGCTAAGGCTGGTAAGTTCTAA